GTCAAGCGTGTCTATTCAGCGGCGTTAACAATTTTTATGCTCAAGAAGTTAAGGGCAGACGTATTCGGCGATCGTGACGAAGCGCGCGGTTTGGATCCGGCGGAAGTCGCGGCGGCGTTGGTCGAGTTTCAGCGCGCAGCAAGGGGGACGGTCGGCAACGCGAACCCGGCAGTCGATCGCATGAACGGCAAGTCGAACGGCAAGGCTCGCCCGAAGAAGTCTTCGAAATGACGACAGGCGGCGTCGGCGAATTAACCCCGCGTTGGTATTCGCTCAATCCACACGAAGCGCAAGATCGGTTGTGGACTTCCGACGCGCGGTTTCGCGTTGTTCCCGCCGGTCGTCGCTCAGGTAAGACCGAACTCGCGAAGCGATTCGTTATTCTTGCCGCAATGGAATACGTCGATTCGCCCGACGGCTGGTTTGTTTGCGCGGCACCGACTCACGACCAAGCGAAGCGCATTTATTGGGACGACTTGAAAAAACTTGCGCCGAAGTGGAGCGTCGCAAACGTAGCCGAGGGCGCGCTAACGATTACGTTCTTAAACGGCGCGAAAATAACCGTTCTCGGCTTAGACAAGCCGGAGCGAATCGAAGGTCGCCCGCTCGACGGTATTGTTCTCGACGAATACGGCAACATGAAATCGACGGTATGGACCGAGAACGTTCGACCGGCTTTATCGACTCCGGGTCGCGCGCCCGGTTGGGCGTGGTTCGTTGGCGTTCCGGAAGGTCGCAATCATTATTACCGGCTTGCCAAGAAGGCGGAAGACGACGGCGCGGAAGATTGGTCGTTGTTCCATTGGACGAGCGCGGGCATCGTGTCCGACGAAGAAATCGAGTCGGCGAAATCCGACCTCGACCCGCTCACGTTCGAGCAGGAATACAACGCGTCTTTTATCAATTTCACCGGTCGAGCTTACTATACGTTCGACTCGTCTATTCATTCGGTCGAGCGGTTGACATACGACCCGGCATTGCCGCTATACGCTTGCTTTGACTTCAACGTTTCGCCCGGAATCGCGGCAATTGCTCAAGAGTCAATGTATACCGGCGCGCTCGAAGCGGTCGACAAAGAATTACCGATTTCAAAGTTCATCGGCGAGGTATGGATACCGAGAAACTCGAACACGCCGTTAGTTTGTCGGCGTTTGCTGTCGACGAAGTTCGATTGTTTGGACGGCTCGCGCGCTGTTCTCGAAGATCATCCCGGCGACCTTATTTGCTACGGCGACGCAACGGGCGGCGCGAGGGGAACGGCAAAAGTGGCGGGTTCTGATTGGGATTTGATCCGCGAAGAGTTGAAGCCGGTATTCGGTTCGCGGCTTAAGATTCGAGTTCCGAAGGCTAACCCGCCGGAGCGAATGCGGGTCAACTCGGTTAATGCTCGATTCCTGTCGCAAACGGGTATATCGCGCGCGCTCGTTGATCCGCGTTGTCGGCGAATCGTCGAGGATTTGGACGGAACGACAGTCGTTGAAGGCGGGTCGGGCGAGTTAGACAAGAAGGCCGACCCGGACCGTACCCACATAACGGACGGGATCGGGTATTATGTCGCGAAACGACATCCGATCCGGGGCGCGGGCTCAATCTTCGAACAAACGACGTTATAATTTGAGGCGTCGTTATGGTATTTTCGCAACGAACGGCGCGCTTCGCGTTGTCCGAGCCTGTTTGATTTTTCATCCGGTCGACTCCGCGAATGAGGATTCGAAGGCTTGGGTCCGTGGTGGTCGGCGTCGACCGGATTTTTTTTCGGTGGTATAAAATGGGATTTCTGAAAGGCGCAGTTCTTGCGATTCTTGAGTTTGTTTTTTCGATTGTCACACGGAAGGGCGAAGCGTCCGAAGCGCAAGACGACGGCACCGCGCCAAGCGTTAGCCGGGGCGTTCGCGCTCGCATTCGTGACATTCGCGAGCGTAACGGGTTGCGCGGGGACTGATATCGTTTTCGTGCGCGAAGACGTTAACCTTAGCGGCGACGCGCGGTCGGTGTTGAAATTGGCGGAGCCGGTCCGGGCGGACGCGGCGTTTTTTGACGGTGCTAAGTGGACGGTTGTAACGGGCGTCGATATTCCGGCCGGTTGGCTTGTTGTCTCGCCTAAGATTCTCGGAGAAGAGGAAAGGGGGCGGAATGCTCGCATTCGCTAAGAACCTGCTCGGTTCTAAAAAGTTCGTCGCGATGATCGTCGGAGTTATTTCAATGTTGGTTGCGAAGATCGGTTGGGACGTTGACGATGAAACAATAACGAAGGTTGTTGCGCTTGTCGCGTCGTATGTTGTGGGGCAAGGCATCGCCGACAATGGCAAAGAAGCGGCGAAGGTCAAGGCGTCTTAAGGGCAGATTGGGACCATTGATCGCGGGCAAAAGTTCGACGAGCGGGCGCGACAAATGAGGTCGTCGCGCCCGCTTACCACCTTTGGCGACAATAAGAATAAGGCGAGGGTTAATTCGTGCCGGACAGTAACGGGGAGTTTGTCGGTTCAACAAAAGCGCGCTTGCATATGCTCGCAGAATCGCAGAAACAAATAGCAGAAAAGGTCGAAGCGTTACACCGCGAGTCGATACGGTTAATCGAGGTTCAACGCGAGCGAATTAACGATCTTGATACATGGCGCGCCACGCTAACCGCTCGAATTACAATGCTGGTCGGTGCGGTTTGTACTGTCGGGACAGTCGCGGGTAATTGGATAATGGGCAAACTTTAACAGGGGGCGCGATGTCGTTTTTAAGTAAACTATTCGGGACAGTCGCGGCGAAGAAAACGCGCACGGAGCCGTCAAGCGAGTCAGGCGGCCCGATCACCGAGACGGCTCAAATTATCGACAGAATGAAGACGACGTTAGCCGAAATCGACGGAATGACTCAAGCGTTCGTTATTGATATTGAAGAAATCAACAACGAAGAAGAGGACGACGACTGGTCTTTCGCAGACGACAACGGGGACGATAAAAAATGAACGGAAACGGATTCGGTATCGGCGAGTCGGACGGACGGGCGGACGTCGACACGCCGTCGCCGGAATTTACGGCGATGGTCGATCGTTGGGAATTGATCGACACGCTATTAGGCGGAACACCCGCAATGCGCGCAGCCGGCCGGAAGTATCTTCCGCAAGAGCCGAAGGAAGACGACGAAACGTATCGAGTAAGGGTCGCGCGCGCTATCCTGTTCGCCGGTTACGAAGACGCCGTCGAGCGGGTTACGGCGAAGCCGTTTTCTAAACCGATCACGATCGAGAACGAAGAGGCGTTACCGGGAAGAACGAAGGCGATCCCTGATAATTCAGACATGACGGGTCGAGACATTACGCAGTTATCGCGCGATGTTTTCGCGGACGCGATCAATCACGGGTTAACGCATTTGGTCGTTGACTTTGACGAAAACGGCGCGGGCGACGCGGGCGAAGAACGCGCGCGGGGGCTTCATCCCTATTTTACGCATGTAAAGGCGCGACAGTTGTTCGCGTGGAAGTGGAAGCGCGTAGACGGTCGAAACGAGTTGTCTCAAGTCCGAATATCGGAGTCGCGTTCGGAAGAGGTCGGCAACTATGGCGAGATACGCGTTCCGCATGTTCGCGTAATCAACGCGCCGGTTCGCGTCGAGAACGAAGACGGGTCGATTGTTGAGTCGCCGGGGACTTGGGAATTGCATCGGCGCGACCCGAAGACGGGCGACTTCGAACTCGTTAATTCGGGGATGTATACGTTCCCGCAAATTCCGATTGTGACATTTTACACGGAACGAACGGGGTTTATGACGGCGCGACCGCCGTTAGAAAAGCTCGCTTGGGCGAACTTGGCGCACTGGCAAAGCTACGCCGACCAACGGCACTTATTGCGGTTTGCTCGCTTCGCGATCTTGTTCCTTTCGGGCTTAAGTGAAGAGGAAATGGAAAAGCCGATTTCGCTCGGTCCCGCCGCGCTGTTCCGTTCGACAAATGAGAAAGCGAAAATGGCGTTCGTCGAACATACGGGCAAGGGCGCGGAAATCGGGCGAATGGACCTTAAGGAAATCGAAGATTGGATGGAAGTTCTCGGAATGCGTCCATTCACCGAAAGCACAAGTTCGGCGACCGCGACTTCGAGAACGATCGGAGAAGACGGGGCGAACGCTGATATTAAACTGTGGGTTCGCGGTTTGGAAAACTTCCTAAACGAAGCGTTCAAGTTTGCGGCGTTATGGGACGGGGAAGAAATGCCCGACGGTGTCCGCGTCCGCGTGTTCGACGACTTCGCGGTCGGCGTTCGTGCGGCGGAAGACGTAAAGGCGATTACCGCTCTTAGAGAAAAAAGAATCATAACGGCGGTTACTGCGATTTCAGAGTTGAAGCGGCGCGGTTTACTAAGCGACGGAGTTGTTCCGGAAGAGGAAGCGCAAGCCGTGCTAGACGAAGGGCCGGATTTGCCAACGTTCGGCGGGGGCGACGACGAAGACGAAGACGGAGACAAAGACGACGGTCCAGTCTTCGATACGGGGGCGTAATCCGTGTCGGTAAACGGTCAACTTCAAGATGCGGCGGTTCGTCATGCGTTGCTACTTGAAGGCTTCAAGAGTGGCGAGCAGCGGCGAATTATGGAGCTTCTCGCGAAAGACGTCTTCCCTGATTTGGAACGAACGGTGCGGTCGCGGCTTAACCGGATTGCGATTCACGGCTTCGATCCGGGACCGTGGCGCACAAAGCGTTACAAAGATATGTTGTCGGCGGTCGACTCGATTCTCGGAAAAGGGTTTAAGAACGTCGGCAAAGTGTCGCGGCGTAACATGCTCGACCTCGCAATTTCTGAGGAACGATGGCAACGCGCCGCGCTTCGCGATGCGTTACCGCTCGACATTGCGTACCGCGTACCCGACCCGGCCACGCTTCGGGCGGTCGTTTCCGCGAAGCCGTTTCAAGGTAAGATTTTGCGCGATTGGTGGAAGACGGTCGACCTTAACGCGCGGTCGGTCATTAAACAGCAAATATCAATCGGAATGGTAACAGGCGAAAGCATCGACCAAATAACGCGGCGGCTTGTTGGCAAGGCGAGCGACGCGTTCTCGGGCGCGTTCGGCACCGTCCGACGCAATGCGCGCGCAACGGTTCGAACGTCGGTTAATCACATATCAGCGGCGGCGAGAGAGCAAACATTCGCAGCGAATCAGGACGTCGTAAAGGCGGTTCGCTATCTTGCGACACTCGACGCCCGAACGACCGACATTTGCGCGAGTCTCGACGGTCGAGAGTTTAAGCCGACACGCGGTCCGCGTCCGCCGATGCACTTTCAATGTCGATCAACGATTGTTCCCATAACCAAGAGTTTTAAGGAATTGCTTAAAGGGAACAAGAAGTTCGCGCGGCGATTTAAGGACACGCCGAAGAGCGTTCGCGCTTCGATTAACGGCGAGGTTCCGGCGAAGTTGACTTATGGGCCGTGGCTCAAAGCTCAACCGAAGGCGATTCAAAACTTCGCGCTCGGGCCGGGAAAGGCGAAGCTCTTTCGGCGCGGGAACGTTGATATTCGGCAATTTGTCGACCGTAATTTTCAGTCGCTTACCCTTCAACAATTGGAATCGTTAGAGTCGAAGATTCTTTCGACGCGCGGCGGAACGAAACCGGCTATTCCGAGAAAGAAGAAGGTCGCGAAGAAGGTCACGAAGAAAGAGTCGAGCGTTACGCCTGCCGCACCGGCAGCGACGGAAAAGACAGTAGAGTTAACGAGCGAAGAAATTCGCTTGCAGGTTATCGCGCTCAGTGACGATATAGGTAATAGCCCGGCGTTTTTCGATTCATTGCGCGCGGATATTAACGCGATGGAGGACTTGATTCGCAATTTCGATATTGCCAAGAAGGGAAAAACCATAGGGCCTAAATTACAAATGGAACGCCGTAATCTACAAATACAACTCCAACGATTGTATAAGCGTTACGACACGCTCTCGAAGGATTCTCTCGCGATCGGTTGGGATAATGTTAATTTAGCGTTGGACGATTTTTTCGCGTTGCCACACTCAACCAGAACGGCGAACCCGATATTAAAAGCCAGATTGGAAAAAGAGAAGCGCCGAATTCTTGACGCTATCAACCGGGCGGGTCGCGCGCCTTCGGACCCGACGTTTATAACCGCCGGAAGCGAAGAGCGGCGGCAACTATTGAAACTTTTAAGGTCGAAAGACCCGGCAAAGATTCGCTTAGAGATTGCAAAAGACCCGGTACGCTCCGCTAAGAACATCACGGCTTGGGAACAACAAGAAATAAATAGAGTGAAGAAGCGCATCGCTCGCCTTAAATGGTCCCTTGGTGATGAAGGCTTGGAGGAATGGGGGCCGGGGATTGTAAATAAATGGTCGCAGAAATGGAAAACTGAACTCGCCAAATTGGAACGAAAGTTAAAAGGGCAAATACACGACGCCGAGTTACCTTTCATCGAAGGAAGGAAGGGTTATTTCGGGGCGCAGAGTACGCGCGGCACACTCGACGCAAATTTGCGGGAAGCCGAAGAGTGGTTGTCGCAAGTTGTTTCGAAGAACTCGGTCGGGAAAAAGCAGCTAAACGTCCCCATCGGCAGAACCTCCGACGGTCGAGCATATGCGCGAAGCGGACTCGATAAGGGCACACTCGACGCAAATCGCGGTATCTTTCTTGCGAAAAACTCGCCGATTCGGACAATCATTCACGAGTACGCGCACCACATCGAATTTGGTAAATTTACTAAGCGCGCGCGTGAGTTTCTTCTGAAGCGCGCGAAAGCCGACCCGAAGGGGCGGCAACAAATGAAAAAGTTATTTCCAAATTACAACTACAAAGCCTCAGAGTACGCATGGGAAGACGACTTTTTGTCTACATACATGGGTAAGGATTACGGAGACAGGGCAACCGAAATTATTTCAATGGGTATCGAACAAATGTTCGCTAACCCGGCAGCACTTGCGCGGGGCGACCCGGAATACTTTCGTTTTATAATGGACATTTTGAAAGGCATATAACTTGTTGAAGCTAAAAATGGATAACGGCGTAACGTTGATAATTCGCGCGGGCGACATTACCGACGATAGCGACGGCGGATATGGCGAGATAGCAGAACGGCATTTGCAATCGTTCCCCGGCGGCTTCTCGATGGGCGGGCATGATCCCGATCCAGAAATGACGCAAGCGCGAAATCTTAAAGAGGCTTTCGGCGGTGAAATCATCGCGGCGAAGGACAGAAAGACGCCGATCGCGCCACCGGAGGCGGTGAATTAGTGCGGCGGGTGCGGCTTCCGGAGAATTAGACGTTAGGATTCGAAGCGGTCTTCTGATACGATCGCGCGCGTCGGTTGTCCTGTCGGTCGACCGCAAAAAAAACACCACCACCATAACAGCGGCGACCGATCGCGGTCGCGTCGGAGAATTGAAACATGGCACTAAAAGCAATTATTTCCGCGAGCGCGCACGACGAGTTGGGCGAGTCAATTCAGCCGGAGTACGCCAAGGGCGACGACGGTCGGTTCTATTTGTCCGTCGATCCTGTCGACGGCTATCGGCTGGAAGACGTTTCCGGGCTTCGGTCGGCACTCGAACGCGAACGGGAAAACGCACGAACGGCGAAAGCATCGGTCGACGCGTTCGGCGATCTAACGCCGGACGCCGCGCGGGCGGCTATTGCTAAGGCGGAAAAGTTGTCCGGCGACATTTCAGAAACGGACAAATTCCGCGACGCTATCGCAGCGCGCGAGGCGCAATTCGTCGAAAAGCACACGGCGGAAATTACATCGGAAAAAGAAAAATCAGGTCAGTTAATGGGACAACTCGAACGACATCTTATCGACGCGGCGGCTACGGCGGCAATCAACGCGTCTAAGGGGAACGTTCGGTTACTTTTGCCTCATGTACGCGGAGCGGTTCGCATGATTGAAGGCCCGCACGGCGATTACGTCGCGCAGGTCGTCGACCCGGCGACAGGCGTTCCAAAGGTCACGCTTAAACCGGGTTCACAAGACCCGATGAGCGTCGCCGAACTTGTCGACACCATGAAAGGTAGCGACGATTTCGGGTCGGCTTTCGCGGGAAGCGGGAACCGTGGCTTAGGAACGCACAGCGACGACGGACAAGGCGGAAGAAGTGGCGGTTCGCCGCGAACTATATCGCGGTCGGATCAAGACGCGATCGACTCGAACTTCGAGAAGATAGCATCGGGCGAAGTTACGGTCGTTGATTAGTCGACAAAGTCGGCGGCGATCGTGCGGAGCAAGGGAAGTCGAGCGGCGGGAAGCCGCTCAGAACGCGTAGAGGCGGGAAGCCGATTCGTACCCGGTTATAAGGCAGTAGAAAAAGGGTTCAAATCATGGCTAATAGTCTCTCAAACATCATGCCGAAGATTCTAGCGCGAGGCTTAATGGCTTTGCGACAGGTCGTCGTTATGCCTCGACTCGTTAACGGGTCGTATTCAAGCGAAGCCGCCGAAAAGGGCGACACGATCGACATTCCGAAGAGCGTCGCGGTTACAACTTCCGCCGTCGCGCCTTCAAACACACCGCCCGCCGGTTCGGACACGACACCGACAAAGGTTCAAATCGCGCTCGACAACTGGCAACAGAACGACGCGTTTTACTTGACCGACAAAGAGCTAACCGAGGTCGATCGGAATAAGCACTTCGTCCCGATGCAAGTTTCCGAAGCTGTTAAGGCTTTGGCGAGCGATGTTAACAACGACATTATGCAAGAGTACAAAGGCGTTTACGCGGCGGTAGGAACTGCCGGAACAACGCCGTTTGCCTCAGACGCAACGTCGATTATCAGCGCGCGCGGCGCGCTGCACAAGATGTTAGCACCGCGAAACGATCGGCGTTTCGTTCTTGACGTCGACGCCGAAGCGAACGCACTTGCATTGGCTACATTTTCGGACTTCGAGAAGACCGGCGACGCCGCCGTTAAGATTGAAGGCGAAATGGGCAGAAAGTACGGGTTCGATTGGTTCTACGAAGACGACGTCCTAACCCATACCGCCGGAACGATTGATAACGGGTCCGGCGCGGCAACTTGCCTAGTTAACGTCGCACTTGCGGCAGGGGCAACGACAATGAATGTCGACGGTAGCACCCTTACGGGAACAGTTGTTCAAGGCGACCTCTTCTCGTTTGCCGGACTAACCGACAACGGCGTAAGCGGAACGGCGCATTTCGTCGTAACGAATACGTCCGCCGTTACGGCGGCCGGCGACGCCATGACAGGTATTACATTTGCTCCGGCTCTTCCCTCTATCATTGCAGATAACACCGTCGTAACGTTTGAGGCTTCCCATGTTGTAAACATGGCGTTCCATCGCGACGCTATCGGCTTCGCAACTCGCCCGCTTGTTTCGAATACGCTCGACGTTGCCTTGGGTTCGGAAATTATGTCGATGCAAGACCCGCAGACCGGGCTTGTTCTTCGACTTGAAGTTTCGCGCCAACACAAGCGCACGGCTTGGGAATTTGATATTCTGTGGGGCGCGAAGTTGATTCGCCCGGAACTTGTTTGTCGCGTTCTCGGTTAGTTGTTTATAGATCGCCGTCACGGGTAGCCCGTGACGGCGACTTCTCAATCTGGAAGGTCGCCGCTATGCCTCAAGAAAACGTTATTACGGTCGTCGATAAGTCTGGCACGGTTTACGTTATTTGCGAATCGGATTTCCCCGAATATGAAGCGAAGGGTTTTTCGATTGTGACCGAAGGCGAGAAGCCAAAGGCGGCGAAGAAGAAGGCGAA